GACCTATGAGTAGTGCAAGAGATAATACCCAATTCCTCAACAAAGTAAAATCAACTTTGATGATTCCAGAAGGTGATACCTTTGTTGATGAGGAATTACAACTTCATATTGAATCAGCAACTGAACTACTCATTTCTATGGGTATAACAGAAAGCCTAGCAAATTCTAATCACCCTTTAGTTGAAGGTTTGATTATTATCTATGTTAAGACTTATTTTGGATTTAAAGCGGATGGATCAGTGAGAGAACTACCACAAAGTTTTCATTTGCTGGTCCGCCAGCTTTGTTTAACTATGGAGGGAAAAGATGCATCCTAGTTCAGGAAATACCAAAATAACATTACTCAAAATAGATTCAATTACTGATTCAATTGGAGTTAAAAGAGTAAGGATAGTTAGTTCACATGAGGTTATTGGCTTTACTAGGTCATTAACTACTAGTGAATATACTAACCAAACATCAGTATCTAAAATCTTTGATTTTAAAGTTTTAATCCAATCATTCTTATACAAAGCTGAAAAGTACGCACTTATAAATGATGAGATATATAAGATTGAAAGGACATATTTAAATGGCCAATATCAAGAATTATATTTCACATCAAGTAGTTATAAGATTGAGGACTTAGTAAATGATAGTGAAAATTGATAATCTTGGTGTAACTATAGAATCACTCGTTGATGATTACGTCATTGATGTTAATGATTTAGTAGAAGATAGATTGGATAAAACAGCTGATGACATACTAGATTATATTCAAAAGTACTGTCCAAAAAGCAGTGGAGGGAGCAAGCATTTATCCGATACATTTGTTAAAACTGTATTTGGCGATGGTAAGGATAAAGTGATATACATATCATCACAAGAAAAGGGACGACTTGTTCATCTTGTAGAGCTTGGATTCAAACATAGGAGTGGTAAGCATGTGGCACCAAGACCATTTATGAGACCTGCCTATGATAAGTTTACGCCTCAAATGTTAGAGGATATAAAAAGAATAATTAATGGAGGTAAGAGCTTGTGAATTTAGAAGACTTATATTCCATTTTAAATGAAGTACTAGAGAATAGGGTTTGCTACGGAACTAATGTTTATGATGATGAAAGTAATGTTGACATGCCATACATTGTGTATCAAGAAACATCAAAGTTTCCTATAGGGTATCATGATGACATGCCAATATTATATAAATCAACAATACAAATCACTCTAGTTACAAAGGACAAAACGCCTGAGCTTGAAAAAAGACTCGAAAGTTATTTATTAAATAATGGAATTGCCTATGAAATGATTAATGAATTTTCTAATTCAGATAAATCAATAAATAGGATTTATGAAATTAAAATGGAGGAATAGACAATGGCTAATAATATAGTAAGTTTTGGTTTAAAGAATGTACATTACTCAATTGCAACACAAGCAAATGATGGTACATGGAGTTTTGCTACACCTGTTGCCTTAAAGGGTGCTCAGGAATTCACAAGTGATATTGTAGGTGGTTCAACTCCTGTGTATGCTGATGATCAGGTTGTTGCAACACTTAATCAAAATGCTGGAAGAAGCATTAGTTTAAAAGTGACTGAATTATCTGATGAATTTAAAACTCAGGTATTAGGTTATATTAAACTTGCTAATGGTAATTTACTAGAAGTATCAAATGCACCTGTTGTTACATTTGCTTTAGGACTAGAGTTCCAAGGTGATGTTAAGGCAAGACGTGTATGGTTCTATTTATGTACTGTAACTCCTGTATCTGAGGGTACAAAGAGTAAGACAGACTCAGTAGAAGCAAACTCAACTACACTTAATATTACTGCAAGACCAATTGAAGTAAATGAAGATGTAGTTATTACATACATTGTTGCAGCTAAGGGTGATTCAAACTATGAAAACTTCTTAGTTAATGCACCAGTATTACCATCATTAGAATAAGAAAGGATTTGTTGTTTATGGAACGTAAAATAAATATTGGTAATAAAGAGATAAGATTAAAATCATCTTTATTTACTATGATTGCATATAAAAATCAATTTGGCACAGACTTGTTTCAGGACGTGTCTAAGATGGATGTTAAAGAGGATAAAGAAACCCAGGATGTTTCTGGAGTTATTCAGGTATTATTTCAAATCATCTATGTTTTAAATAAGCCCTTTAATGATGTTTCATTTGATGAGTTTTTAAATCAATTTGATTTTGAGGTTTTAACTGATACTAATTCTTTAACAAAGGCTATGCAAGTTATAGGTGAGTTATTAGGTTCTGCAAAGAATAAGCAAAATAATAAAACACCCTATAAAGGGACCAAGCCATACACCAACAAGTAATATAATATTCAATTTATCACAAATGGGCATCTCACTAAGGGATGCCTGTTTTATTGAAATTGATACATATTTTGAATTACTTGAAATGCATAAAGAAAGTATGGACAAAGAAAAAGGTCCTAAACCTGCAACGCAATCCGACATTGATAATTTCTTATTGTAGGAGGATTAGATTATGGCTGAAACTATAAAAGGTTTAAATATAAAATTAGGTTTAGATGCTACTGAATTAAATCGTGAATTAACTGAGTTAAAGTCTGAATTAAAAGAGCAACAAAATGACCTAAAAGCTATTAATGCAAAATTAAAATATGACTCCACAAGTATTGATGTTTGGAAACAAAAACAATCTAAATTAAATGAGATTTTAGAGACTACTAAGAAGAAACTTGAAACTCAAAACAAACGATTAGAAGATGCTAAAAAGGCAGTTCAAATCGGTGCTATGAGTGAAACTGAGTTTAAGAAGCTTCAAAGAAGTGTTGAATATACTGAAGCTGATGTTGCAAAGCTTAATAAAGAATTAGAAACAACAGCAAATAAAATATCAGCACTTGGTAAAGTTGAATGGAGTAATATTTCAAAGATTGGTGCTGGACTAACTAAATACATTACTGCACCAGCTATTGCAGCTACAACTGCAGTTAAAGCACTAGCTATTTCAACTTTAAAGAATCTTGATGATATTGCAGATAATGCAGCTAAAGTTTATATGAGTGCAGAAGCATATCAAGAGTGGTCTTATGTTTGTGAGATTTTAGCTGTTGATGCTAATCAATTACAAAAATCATTTGTAAAAGTTAATGCCTTACTTGGTGATATAGCAAAAGGTGATGCAGATAACGTCAATAAGAAATTATCTGCAATTGGTCTAACTGCTAAAGATTTACAAGGACTATCAACTGAGGATGCATTTATAAAAATAAGAGATTCATTATCAGAACTTGGTGATGAGGCTACAAGGACAGCTGTTGCCAATGAGATATTTGGTGATAAGTTAGGCTCTGAATTAACACAAGTATTATCTGCAAGTTCGGATCAGATTGATAATCTAAGAACTAGATGTAGGGAACTTGGAATTGCAACAAATGAAGAAGCAGATGCAGCAGGAGCATTTACAGATAAATTATCTGATTTAAAACAAGCTGTTAATAGTTTGAAATATGAACTTGCTATGGCATTATTACCTACACTTAATTCTATGGTTGATACCTTAACAAATAAGGTGATACCAAAGATTAAAGATTTAATTAAATGGTGGACTGGACTATCTGATTCAACTAAGAAACTAATAAAGGTAGTTGGAGGTCTTTTAGTAGCACTCGGTCCTGTACTTACTGTTATAGGTAAAGTTGGTGGGGCTATAAGTAATGTTAAAAAGGCTTTTGATGCAACATCAGGTGCTATAAAGATATTTGGTGGAACTTTAAAAGCATCAACAGTAGGCTGGGTTGCTCTAATAGCATTAATTGCAGTTATACTACTCCAAAATGAAAAGTTCAGGGAATTATTAAAGAAACTGTGGGATATCTTGCAACAAATAATCGGTAAGATTATGGAGTTGTTTGCAAAACTTAAACCTGTCTTTGATAAGCTGATGGATGCATTAAATCAATTAATAGATTCTATTGTTGATCTATTGTTTGATCTACTTGATGCACTAGAACCAGTTTTGAATGTAATCATGGAATTATTAACAAAGTTAATAGATATTATTGTAAAACTTATTGACGATACTATTGATGAAGTAATAAAGGTTATTGAAGTAGTTGTTAGCATCATAAAGAAACTAGCACCAATTCTAGAAAAAATAACTAATCAAATAGCAGAAATCTTAGTACCAATTTTAGATTTAATTGTGATGTTGCTAGAGCCTATTGGTGAGATATTAGAATTAATAGTTTCTTTAATTGGTGACATCATTGAGGTTGTACTTGAACTTATTAGTGAAGTAATAGATCCAATTATGGAAGTACTAGGAATTCTAGCGGATGTAATTGGAATCATTGTTAAATTACTATCAACTGTAATTAGGGTTGTAGGTCAAATCTTAAAGCCTATTTTAAAGATTATAGTAGAACTATTAAAACCAATATTTAAAGTTCTTGAAGTAATTGTATCCGTGCTTGGAACTGTAATGAAGATTATAGGTCCACTTATTAATACACTTTTAAAGCCTTTAGTAATTCAACTTGAAGTAATAAGTAAAATCTTAGGTGTATTTGAACCAATATTATCAGCAATTTGTAATGTGTTAGATGTAGTTTTAAGACCAATTCTAGAAGTAATTTATAAGCTTTTAGAACCAATTTTAAATATCATCAATTGGATAATGGAAGCTATTGAATGGGTAGTTAATTCAATAGGAGATTGGCTTGGTGGAATCTTTGGTAGTGTTGATGGTTTCTCAGATGGAATTGTTGACTCAATAGGAGGAGCATTCGATTGGTGCTTTGATAAGATATCAGGATTCTTTGAATGGTTAAGTAGCTGTTTTGAAACATTTGTAGGATGGATTCAAGACTTAGGTTCAGGAATAGCAGATTTCTTTGGAAATGCATTCGATAGTATTGGTAGTTGGTTTAGTGATACTTGGGATAGTGTATGTGGATGGTTCTCCGATGTTGGTGAGACAGTTGGTGGTTGGGTAAGTGATGCCTGGGATGGTGTAACTTCATGGGCTAGTGACGTTGGTAGCACAGTCGGAGGATGGTTTGGAGATATTGGTTCAAGTATTGGTGGTTGGTTCTCTGATACCTTTAGTGGTGGAAGTTCAAATAACACAACTAACAACAATAGCACAGTAACAAACACAGTAACTATAAATACAACGGCATCAGAATTTGATGTAGATTCAATTAATAAAGCGTTAGGAGGTGCCTATTTATAATGAGAAAATTCTATCTTCTTAATGAAGTAGGCACTGCCTATTACTTTGATTACCGAACTGGAACATTGATTGCATCAATAGTAGATATCGGATTTAAAAAGGATAACACATATGTAACATATAAAAATACATACACAAAAGTGGATGAGAAGAATCCTCAAGCAACTCTAGAATTTGGAGTTGTTTTTTTATCTGGTTATCAAGGCTATTCAGACTTTCTTAAATATATTAGAGAGTCAAAAGAATTAAGATTATTTTATGAGGTTAAACATGATGTCAAATATGCTTATGTAGCATTTAAGTCTATTAGTAAAACACAACTTGAATATAATTCATTAAGTTCAAATCTAGTATTAGATAAATTGTCTTTATGGCAGAAGTTAAGAAATTATGAAGTAACAATAGATACTATTGAAGGTGGTAAAAGGTATTCATATACTTATCCATACACATATGCACTATCTTATTCAGGGCAACAACTAATTCAAAATGACGGTGAGGTAAATGCTCCACTTAATCTTGAAATAGTAGGGGCAGTAGATAATCCGAGAATAGAGATTTACTCTGGTGATGAACTAATATCTACATTGCAACTTTATGTAAGTTCAGCTGATTGTACTATTAAAGTTCATGCAGAAGAAACTAACCAATATATGGTTAAGATTGAAAACGGAATAGAAACAAACATTTATCAGTTACAAGATTTTAATTATGAGAATTTCTTATTCATTCCTAATGGTAGTTTTAAGCTTATTTTCAAGCCTGGAGTCACATCAAATAGTTTATGTAGGATTGAAATAGTAGAAGGGTACAGTGGTCAATAATGGAAGTTATATTTTTAGATAATAGTACCTTTGATGTATTGGACTTTGGATATGTTGATGATGATTTCAATATCATTATTGATAATGTTGTACCACAGGCATCATCATTTAAAGTTAATAAAATAAATCTTAATGTGGTAGTAGGTAATTACTTAATAATTAAGAACTCACCTATTAACTATATTGGAATTATTACTTCAATTGATGTTGAAGAAGATAAGCATGTAACTGATATTAAAACAAAAGATTTTATATCTATTTTAGATATACAAGTTAAAATGACTAACTATTCTGGCAATCTAATCAATCATTTATATAACTTAATAAACTCAGCGTATAAAACAAATGCTGATCCTCTTCAAAATATGTCATATTTAACAATTGATGTATCTGGTTATGTATCAGGAAGTTTAACTTTTGAATCAGATACGATTGCTAGTATTTCAAGTGTGGTATCAACATTAAATAAAGCATATTCAATTGGTGTTTATTATGAACTTGTGTATTCATTTGGTTCAATAGCAGGAATAAAACTATATGTAAGAACATGTACAAGAGGATTAACACTAAAACATAATGCATCAGCAATAACTGATTTGGTAATAACTGAGAACAATACTCAGGGTATTAATAAAATTACATTTATACCTAAAAGTGATAATTCGACTTATAGAACTACATACAATTATTATTTACTGACTGATGGAACAATATCGACTTCATCCACTAATAGCAAGAGATATAAGACGGTTGTTGGAACTACTAAGTTATATGGAGATAATGATTACTCATCGTTACTTACAACTGCAAAGTCAGAGATGTTATCTTCATCGTTAGATCATTCAATTACATTTAAGTATTTGATGGAAAATAAGATTGCGGTGCTTTTTAAAGATATGAATGTAGGTGATTTCATTCAGTTCATAGGTCCTAATAAAACCTATGACACAATGATTACTAAAATAACTTTTAAGAATAATTTATATCAACCTGAGATAACTCTTGGTGAGTATAGATTGTCTTTAACTGAAAAATTAAAATTACTATCTATGAAGTAGGAGGTATTCTCATGGGATTAATAAAAATAACATTTGATGATAGTACAGTATCATCTAAACAAGACGCAGACATAAATTATCATTTAGGAAATCTAGTTCCTGCAGGAATTATAAAAGGACTAGGTGATGAATGTTCTGCATATATTTCAAACAATAAAATTTATTTTAGAAGTGGCTATGTTCAGATATATGGAAGAAGAATTTTTGTTGAAGCACAGACTTATGTATCTATTACAACTGATTCAACAAGATATGGCTATGTAATCATTACAGTAAATCTATCAACGAATACTGCAATTATGACTACGATTGAATCAACATCATCAAGTATATCATTGACTCAGCAAGATTTATCAAAGACAGGTACAATCTATCAAATGCCATTAATTAAATATCAGAAGACTACAAGTTCTGTTTCATTTGATACATCATTTACTCCAACTTATATAGAATCAGCTATGCCTGTAGCACAGCAAGCATTAACAAAGGCAAATTCTATAGGACTAAAGACAGTTAGTTCATGGCAGTATGCTTTTGATTATGCTTCTTATGAATGGAAGAGTAAGGTTACTTTTAATATAGCTAATATCCCCGAAGAAGCAATTATTCTGATTAAATTTGAAAATGGTGATGTTGAAGGTTATGGTGGATTTTCGAGTACTCCAGGATGTTTGGTATTCACAAAGAGTGACTTAACTTGGAATGAGAATAAGACACAAATCAGAAATGGAAATGATAGTGGATGGATTACTATTACAATCACAGGTAGTGATTTTGGTCAGACTATTGATATTACATGGAGTACAAACACTAACATGTATAGCATAGTTTATTTATATGGTTACTATGTAGGATAGGTG